CTTAGCATAGGAGGCTAACTAATGGCTATTTCAAGAGCACAATTAGCCAAAGAGCTAGAGCCTGGTCTCAACGCTTTATTTGGCATGGAATACGCTCGTTACGAAAACGAGCACGCTGAGATCTTTGAAACCGAATCTTCAGACCGAGCGTTTGAAGAAGAAGTTCTGATCGTAGGCTTTGGTAATGCGCGTGATAAGTCTGAAGGACAAAGTGTCGGTTACGACTCTGCGTCTGAAGGNTTCACCGCACGATATACGCACGAGACCGTGGCGCTTGCTTTTGCGCTCACCGAGGAAGCGGTTGAAGATAATTTGTATGACCGCCTTGGTGCGCGTTATACGAAGGCTCTGGCTCGTAGCATGGCACACACCAAGCAAGTGAAAGCTGCTAACGTATTGAACAATGCGTTCAATTCAAGCTTCACTGGCGGTGACGGCGTTGAACTTGTTTCAAACGCACACCCGCTNGCTGGTGGCGGCACTTTCTCAAATCGTCCTTCAGCGTATGCTGACTTGAACGAAACGTCTTTGGAAAATGCATTGATCAGCATTTCAACTTTTGTTGATGACCGAAACATGATCTTGGCTCTGCAAGGAACCAAGCTTGTTGTTCCGCCTCAACTTCAGTTTGTAGCTGATCGTCTGCTTGACACTCCCGGACGAGTAGAAACGGCCGACAACGACATCAACGCCATTCGGAACATGGGTCTGCTGCCTCAAGGCTACGCAGTCAACCATTTCTTGACTGACACTGATGCATTCTTTGTCTTGACCGACTGCCCTGATGGGTTCAAGCACTTTGAGCGAAGCCCGATTTCGACTTCTATGGAAGGCGACTTCGACACAGGCAACGTGCGTTATAAAGCCCGTGAGCGTTACAGCTTCGGCTTCAGTAACCCACGCTGCGTGTTCGCATCACAAGGCGCTTAATGTTTCACATGAAACATTGAAAGAAAGGGGCACTTGTTGCCCCTTTTCTTTTTCTGCTGTATAAAACAACTATCCCTGACAGGAGCAATCCCGCGCCTGACATTAGCCACGACAGGAGATCGACATGGCGAATACAACCTTTAACGGCCCCGTCCGTTCAAAAAACGGATTTCAAACAGTTTCAGTTAACGCCAACACTGGCGTTGTTACAGTAACCAGTGGCTCTAAGATGTCTGTAGAGGCAGCAGGCGGCGCTGGTATCGAAGGCACAGCAGCTGTATACGTTACCCAGGTAGAGCGCCTGAAGAGCGATGTAAGCACTAATGTGAACGTTGTTAAGACCACTATCATGATTGATCTTACTGGCTTAAAAGACGGCGGCACTGCTGGTGATATCATTGGTAAGGATGGATCTGGCGTTGCATACATTGGTCAGGTGACTACTGCAAACCAAGGCACTGTATTTGGCGTGACCATGACTTGTGTTGAAACACCTGCTGGTGGCAGCACAGACATNGATCTGTACTCGGCTACTGAAGGCACTGGTGTGAATGACACCGCAATTGGTGACTTGACTGAAACTCAAATCATCAATGCTGGCGCAGCTTCTGCTGGCACTATGGTTGCTGGTGGCGATATCGCTGCTGATCAGTATCTTTACTTAGTAAGCCAAGGNACTGGCGATGCAACTTACACAGCTGGTCGCTTCCTGATTGAAATCACAGGTTACGACGTAGCGTCCTAATAGGAGATAATTATGGCTGATACAGTCACATCTCAAACAATTCAGGATGACAACCGAAAAGCTGTTTTAAAGTTTACCAACATCAGTGACGGCACTGGCGAAAGCGCCGTCACTAAGATCGATGTAAGTGCTTTAGCAGCGAACAGCGGTGGTGATGCTTGCACAGAAGTGGCAGTGTCAAAGATCTGGTGGCAGTGCGTAGGCATGGGCGTTGAGCTTTTGAATGACGCAACTACTGACACGCTGATCATTGGCCTTTCGCCTGACTCAAACGGCTATCACGATTACTCTGTTTTTTCTGGAATCCCAAATGATGCGGGATCTGGTAAGACAGGGGACGTAAAGTTCACCACGATTGGCGCAAGCAGCGGTGATACTTATACTGTTATTGTGGAAGTTATAAAGAGCTATTAATGGCAACTTCTGGAAGCAGAGACTTTGAGCCAGATGTAGCAGAGTACATCGAAGAAGCGTATGAGAGGTGCGGACTTGAGCTTCGCACCTCTTATGACGCCGTAACTGCGCGCCGCTCTTTAAATCTCTTGTTTGCTGATTGGGCAAACAGAGGACTAAATCAGTGGACAGTTACAAACTCTGCGACAACGCTAAGCCAAGGCGATGAGTATCTAGATCTAACTGCATCAACCATTGATGTGCTTGATGTTGTTTTGCGTAGAACTGAAAACAGTGAAACGACTGATATCCAGATGAACCAGATTGGCAGAGCCGAGTATTGGAATATCCCAAATAAAGATACCCAGGCTCGACCTACTCAATGGTTCTTGGATAAGCAGATAACGCCCCGGCTCTACATATGGCCTGCTTCAGAGAACGCAACTGACCAGGTTCTGATAAACCGCTTGGTTCGCATTGAAGATGCAGATGCCTCTGTTAACACACTAGATATGCCTTTTAGGTTTTATCCTTGTCTGGCTGCTGGCCTCGCTTACTACCTAGCGTTAAAGAAAGCGCCCGATCGCGTTCAAATCTTGAAAGGCTACTACGAGGAAGAATTCGCTAGAGCCGCAGATCAAGATGAAAGCAGAGCGTCCTTAAACATAGCTCCTGGGCTTAGTTCTTATAGGCGAGCGTAATGGCTTTTGCATCTGGCAAGCACTCATTAGCCATATGTGATCGATGCGGCTTTAGATACAAGTACACTGAGTTACAGAAAGAGTGGACAGGGTTTCGCGTTTGTTCAGAGTGTTTTGAGCCAAAACATCCGCAGTTAGAACCTGTGCGTCACATGGCTGATCCGCAAGCGTTAAGGCATCCTAGACCAGATGTTTCAGCAAGCAGTGTTGCAGGTTCTGGGGTTGTAAGAACGATTGATGCGAATCAAATGATGACTACCACTGGTGATAGTATTGGTTTTGCTTTTGACCAAGATGCTGCAACAGGCGAGGTGGGTACAGTAACGGTGGTGATATCATGAGCTTTACATTAGCTACTTTGAAATCTACGGTTCAAGATTATTGCGAAACAGCAGAAACTACTTTTGTTGCTGATTTGCCTACGTTTATACAAGAAGCCGAAGAGCGCATACTGAAAAACGTAGAGCTTCCTGTGTTCAGAAAGAATGTCACAGGCACGGCTGCAGCAAGCAATACATACTTGTCTACGCCTACAGACTTCTTAGCACCATACAGCTTAGCGGTAATATCCAGTAGCGCGTACATCTATTTGCTTTTTAAGCATGTTTCGTTCATTAGAGACTACACACCTAATCCAGCAACAACTGGTACACCAAAGTATTATGCGTTGTTTGATGACACGACTTTTATCTTAGGGCCAACGCCAGACTCTACTTACACATTTGAGTTGCACTATAAGTATCGCCCTGACTCGTTGACTGCAGGCGCAGAAAGCGGGACAACCTGGTTGTCTACAAATGCCCCAGATGCTTTGTTGTATGGCACCTTGGTAGAAGCAGCTACTTTCTTGAAAGTGCCAGAAGAAGCAGCTCAATACGAACAAAGATTTCTTGCTGCTGTGACTGCGCTGAAGAAGCTTGGCGAAGGTTATGGCGCACGCGATGAAGCTAGGTACGATATTAGTAGATCATAGTCATGTTTTTAAACGAACAAAAAAGCGAAATAGGAAACGTTTCTGTAGCTACCACAGACTTCAAGGGACACGACGTTGATTTCTGGGCTAAATCACTTTCAGACAGAATCGTCAGTGTTGGAGAAGAATGCCATCCTGTTATTGCTCAACAAGCTGTTGCATTTAAAGATGCTGTCTTGAAGCTAATTGCATACTATATGAGAGAGGCGATTAAGAGCGACAGAACCACGCTTATTAACGAATTAAACCGACAAGGCCATGGTGACATGGCTGAAATAATTAGGAGACTATAATGGCTATTACGACGGCTCTATGCACCAGCTTTAAAAAAGAATTGATGGAAGCGGTTCATAACTTCAAGAACACCGGAGGCAGCACGTTTAATCTTGCGCTGTATACAAGCTCCGCAAGCCTGGGAGCAGGCACAACTGCGTACACAACTTCTAATGAAGCGAGTGGCACAAACTATACGGCAAAAGGCGCGTCCTTGACTCGTGTAGATCCAACTACATCGGGCACCACCGCGTTTACAGACTTTTCTGATTTGACATTTTCAAATGTCACAATCACTGCGCGTGGATGTTTGATATTCAACGACAGTGCTAGTGGCGATCCTGCTGTATGCGCTTTGGATTTTGGTGGCGATAAAACATCAACTGCTGGTGATTTCACCATTCAGTTCCCAACTGCTGACGCATCCAACGCGATCATTCGCATCGCATAGGATCTAACGTGTGGCGAATGTTACTGGCTGGGGTAGAGGCACTTGGGGTGAGGGCGCATGGGGCGAAGAGGCCCCAGTTCTTGTCACGGGTGTCGCAGGGACTTCAGCTGTTGGTTCAGTCACAATATCTGCAGATGCCAGTACGTCGGTTACAGGCGTTGCAGGCACGAGTGCGGTTGGCACAGTCACGGTCTCGGCAGCAGCCACAACATCTGTCACAGGCGTTTCTGGGACGGGTGAAGTTGGCTCAGTCACCGTTACAGCAGATGCAAACGTCACTCCGACAGGTGTTGCAGGGACAAGCGCGGTTGGTTCGGTTTCAATATCTGCAGCCGCAAACACCTCAGTTACAGGAGTCTCTGGCACAAGCGCAGTTGGTTCTGTCACAGTATCTGCAGCGGCCAACGCGCCTGTTACAGGGGTTGCGGGAACGGGTGGCGTTGGTTCCGTCACAGTTTCTGCAGCAGCTACAACGTCAGTTACGGGCAATGTTGGTACATCCGCGGTTGGCACAATTACAGTCGATGCATCAGGAACGGCCGTTGTCACAGGCGTTTCAGGAACGGCTTCAGTCGGATCAATATCAACATCGGCTGCTGCAAATGTTTCGGTTGTCGGGCTTGAAGGAACGTCTGCGCTTGGCACCATATCGATCTTTACAGAAAACAACGTCAGCGTTACAGGCGTTGAAGGTACATCAGCGGTTGGATCTGTCACTACGACTGCAGCGGCTGATGTTGTTCCTCCAAGTGTGTCTGCTACTGGGTTGGTTGGCGGCGCACTGGTTTGGGGGCCAATTATTCCGGGCCAAGACTCAAATTGGCAAAATATTAATGACAGTCAAACACCAAGCTGGTCAAATGTTGATGACAGCCAGACACCGAATTGGGAAGAGGTAGCTTAATATGGCAACTTATGTAAACGATTTACGGCTCAAAGAGATCGCCACTGGAGATGAGGCAGGTACATGGGGCACGAGTACAAATACTAACCTCGAGCTAATTGCTGAAGCATTTTCGTTCGGCACGGAGGCTATTACTACCAATGCGGACACCCACACCACTACAATTGCTGATGGTTCTACTGATCCTGGTCGTAGTCTTTTCCTCAAGTACACTGGCACTTTAGACTCTGCTTGCACCATCACTATCGGCCCGAATACTGTTAGTAAGCTCTGGCTCATAGAAAATGCCACCAGCGGCTCACAGAACATTATTATCAAGCAGGGCAGTGGGGCGACTGTCACAGTCCCGAATGGCCAGACGAAGGCCATATATTCAGATGGTGCTGGCTCTGGCGCAGCGATGGTTGATGCGTTTGCTCACCTCAACGTCGTTGACCTTACTGTCGAAGACGATCTGACGATCACTGATGATCTGACGGTAAGTGGCGCGTTTACCCTGACGGGCAATGCCGATCTGAATGGGGATTTGGATGTCGATGGCACCACCAACTTAGATGTTGTGGACATTGATGGTGCTGTGGATATGGCATCTACACTCACGCTTGCAGGAAACGCTGATTTCAATGGCGACTTAGACGTAGACGGAACTACTAACCTAGATGTCGTGGACATTGATGGTGCTGTTGATATGGCGTCTACACTAACGCTTGCAGGAAACGCTGATTTCAATGGCGATTTGGATGTTGATGGCACCACTAACCTAGATGTCGTGGACATTGATGGTGCTGTTGATATGGCAAGCACTTTGGCTGTTGGTGGCGCAGTAACAATTGACCCAGCAGACGGTGTTGCAGACGATGCCTATGCTTTGTTTGTGCGTAATAACGAAGCTACGGCTGGAAGAAACTATGGCCTTTCGGTTCGTGGTGGTAGTAACTCAAGTGATGAGTCGTTCAGCGTTAGGAACTTTGACAACTCAAAAACTTACCTAAAAGTTATTGGCGACGGACATTCTGTAATAGGACACTCTGCCAGTATTTCGTCGGCTGGTGAGGCGCATGAACTACAGGTTTACGATACCAACTTCAGCTTAATTTCCGCTACCACGTTCCGAAACGGATCAGACGGTGCAGCCCTTTCTTTAGGTCATAGCCGAAGCGGTACGATAGGTACGCAGACTGTCCTACAGGATGGCGACATCATGGGGGCTATTAACTTTTTAGGGTCAGACGGTACTGACCTTGCAAACTTTGGTGCTGCTATCAGAGGTAATGTAGATGGCACTCCGGGCGCAAACGATATGCCGGGGCGCTTGAGCTTTTTGACAACAGCGGATGGCTCTAATAGTCCAACCGAGCGTATGCGAATTAATCAAAAAGGCTCTGTTGGAATAGGTGTTGCTGACGGTGACGTTACAAATGATGGCACTGCCGCAAGAACCTATGTAGGTATTATTGGTACAGCTAATAGAGGCAGACTAAACATTGGGACTACCGCTTCTAATGGTGCAGATTGCGGAACTTTAGTTTTTACGAANGGCGCAAACTCTTTAGTGGATTTCACGGTAGATACGACTTCTGGTGTGCAAAACACGGGAACACTGTTCATCAATGGCACTAGGTCAATAAAAATCCAAGCGGCTGCTAGTGACGAAGTGGTATTTAACGAGAGTCACGCAGATGTTGACTTCCGCGTTGAGTCTGATGGCAACGCTAATATGTTGTTTGTCGAAGGATCAACCAATAGAGTCGCTATTGGTACTGGTACGACTGACACAGGGACTATGTTAACAGT